TATTAATCCTAACTATGCTGCAATGATTGCCGCAGGCCGAGTGGCCGAAGATGCTATCTGCAAGGCCATTAGCAAAGCCAGCGAACTGCGGCCCAAACAAACGCCCATTACATTAGGTCAAAAGAAAGCCTGGGAAAAGTTAGCTAAAGAATTTGGTAATGAACTTTGCACACTGCACGGACTTAGTGTGCATGACTGTGCCGAAGCTGGTGTTAAGGCCATGATGGAAGAAGCTGATAAATTGATGCAACATGAAGCTGTGCGTAAAGCATACGATCATTTTATGCTTGTATGCGAATTAACAAAAGAACATCATGACGTTGCCAGATGAACGATATAGAGCAGTAATGCAGACTATTCAGTTTCTTACTAATATTTGCAATACTCCTAGAGTCCCTAAGATAATAAAACAACAGGCTCGCTCATTGTTGCGACACTATCCCAGTGCATGGGATATGAAGGTAGCTGCTGAAAACTGCCCTTCGATATTTCAAGAACGAATGGAGCCGTTGTATCGAATGATTAAACAACACGAACAGGAAAAGGAAGAAAAATGAAAGTAGGTTTAAGTTATAGTCGGTGCATCCTTGATATTGTTGAAGGACGAGTAGATATCAACGATGTATTGGTTGTTATTGCCCGCACAGATTTTGATCCAAATGATGACAAACAGTGGTCAGGTATCTGGTCAGGATATTGTCACGGTGGAATGAGTCATGCTGAATGGGGCGACTACGATTTCTTTAATAAAGAAGATGAAGATAAATTCCGAGCAGTGAGTATTATGTTGTGGGAAGATGGCAAGTTTCATCAGCCCCGTAAGTTTGGCGCACATCCTGCTCGTCGTCATGAATACTGGTTGGAAACAGTATTGCCTGAGAGCGAACTAGAGCGTAATCCTGCAGCAAAAAAAGCATGGGATCAATTTCAAGTAATTGCCGGACTTTCAAATATCGGCATTGACAAAACATATCAATAAGGAAAATATAATGATTACAAATAATTTAATACCAATGGTAGTTGAAAAGACTGGTCAAGGCGAGCGTGCGTTTGATATTTTTAGTCGACTACTTAATGAGCGCATTGTATTTTTAAATGGCGGAGTTGATGATCATTCTGCTAACATTATTGTAGCACAGTTACTACATCTCGAAAGTCAAGATAGTGAAAAAGATATTCATTTGTATATCAATAGTCCAGGCGGTGCAGTTACTGCAGGCTTGAGTATCTATGATGTTATGCAATTTATTAAACCAGATGTTGCAACCTATGTTATGGGTCAGGCATGTTCAATGGGGTCTTTCCTTGCACAGGCAGGTGCTAAGGGCAAGCGTTATGTATTGCCAGAATCTCGAACAATGATTCATCGTGTTAGTTCGGGCACACGTGGCACTAGTGGTAGCGTTCATATTCAAGATTTGCAGTTCGAAGATGCAAAACGTAGCTTTGAAGAAAGTGTTCGTGTTAATAAACGTCTAACTGAACTATATGTGCGTCATAATACAGCAGGTAAAGATTACGAAGAACTATTTAACACTATGAAATTTGATACATTTTTATCAGCAGATGAAGCGGTAGCATATGGGCTAGCTGATAAAGTGGTTACTTCACGGTAACAAGTTTGTTAGTAACGTTAGTTAAAATCATAGCGTTAATTTGCGTTATAACCCCGGTTATAGCGCGATCTAAAATAGAGACTACACAGACTAGTGTATTAGCAACTAGCTATGTTGTGCAGGATTTAAAAACTGGGCAAATTATCAAATCAAAAAATGATTTAGTAATTCTAGGTTAAACACAAAATAAAAAGCTAGCTGTAATCCTGCTAAATAGTAGAAACACTCAACCTCGATTACGAGACGGTGCACTACTATACGGATTACAATAATGGTTAAAGTCTTCGAATCAAACGATAATAATGTTAAAGATAGTATAATTACTGAATTTTCTAGTCCCGGCATTAAAGATAACAGCACAAAACAGACTCTTTTTATCGAAGATGATAAAATTACTGTAAAAACAGCCAGTATAGATACGTTAGATCGTAGCCTAACTATCAAAGGCGATGTTAAAATATACGGAATTTTAGATGCAGGTTTTGTAAGAACTACAGAAATAATTACAAATCAACGCTACGAAAAACAGTTCTTAGAATTCGCTGCGCCCGGTGGAGAATCAATAGGATCTGGGTTATTATGGCTAGGTGGCCAGAATAGACAATTCTTGTTTAGAATAAATCCTGACAGATTTTGGCTAACTGAAAATGTTGATTTACCCGAAGATAAATCTTTAATGTTCAACGGAACTCCTGCACTGAGCAGAGATTCATTAGGACTCGATGTTGTTAATAGTAATCTGCAAAAGTTAGGAACTTTAAATAATTTACAAGTTTCGGGCGAAGTCAATATTGGCGACCACATTTATTTCAATCCAATTAGTCAAAGAGTCAGCTTAGGTGCTGAAGAAGGCAACGGATTGTTTAGTGTATACGATTATCTCAATAATGTTGAAATTATTATTGACGGTGGAGAAAATGGCTACGGAAAAATTGGAACATACAGCAATAAAGGTCTTGATTTAATAACAGGTGACTTAGCAAGAATCAGTATCACCGAGTCCGGAAATGTCACAATAGGGCACGAATATAAAGACAATACCATTACTCGAGTATACGGAAAAATGGGAGTTGGAGTTAAAAACCCAACTGAACAATTAGAAGTTGCAGGTAATATGAAATTAGGCAATAGATTGTTTGCCAATGGCGATTCTGCTCCTACTGATGGCCAATATCAGAAAGGTGACATTGTATGGAATACCAATCCTAAAGTAGATACATATGTTGGATGGATTTGTATTACAAGCGGCTCTCCGGGCACTTGGAGACCATTCGGAAATATACTATAATACACTTACAAAATTTGACGCTTGTTCATATTAAATAAAATAAAAGAACTATAAAATGAACGAGCAAACTAAACAATTAATACTAGAATTTAATAAATCTATCAATAGATTAAAGAATCAACGTAAAATTTGGTTAATATCTAGCTTAGTATTTGCTATTAGTGCAATTTTAATAATTATATTTTCTGAAAACATTGCAAAGTTTTATTCTTCAAATTTATGGTGGGCTGTTAGTGCTCTTACTCTCATTATAAGCGTTAATTGGTGGTATTGGACAATATCTTTAATCCGTGATGTGTTAGATCATCAAACCAATGTAATTAAAATATTGAGTGAAATAACTACCGATGTTAAAGAAATCAAAACAGACATTAACATATTACACCAAAAAAGTTTGATTAAATAATTGTTTTAGTTTATACTATATTATAGAAAAAGATAGTGGACTAGGACGCTCATCCCACTTAAAATACTCTGCGTGTCATTGCTTATTCAAGGAGAATACAATGGCAAAATTTTACTCAACAAAACATTACGGACACAATATTGGACTGAGTGCTGTGTTTAGACAGCCAAATGCAGATCATAGTCACTGTCATCTGCTACATGGTTACAGTCTAGCATTTACATTTACATTTGGATGTGATGCATTAGATAATAAAAACTGGGCAGTAGACTTCGGAGGACTCAAACCACTCAAGGCATGGTTAGAGGACAAGTTTGATCACAAGCTGGCCTTGGACAAAGCTGATCCCCATCTAAAAAAATTCCAAGAATTAGAAGAGCTAGGATTGGCAGAAATACGCATATTCGACGGAGTAGGTGCAGAAAAATTTGCTGAACATGCGTTTAACTTTGCCGATCAGTTGATTCGAGAAAAAACTGACAATCGTTGTTATTGTGTTAAAGTGGAGTGTGCAGAGCATGGTGCCAACTCAGCTATCTACCAAGGCTAAAAAAATTTGGAGACTATGGGCCAATGCCATTGGACAAAAAACAGGCAAGACAGATCGAGAAGCTGATCAGATTGCTTGTATACGAACCTTCATTGTGCTATCATATATTATAACAAACTGTTTTATAGCAGCAGGTGTAATTAGACATTGGTAAATTAAAATGAACAATAAAGAAAAAGAAGTAATGGATATTCTTCAAGAAGAATGTGCAGAAGTTATTCAGGCAGTTAGTAAATGTAACCGATTTGGTATTGATAATTATAAGCCCGGCAAACCACTGACCAACGGTGAACATCTCGAAGAAGAACTAGGTGATCTATTAGCCATGATTGATATTATGAAAGAAATGGATATTGTATCATGGGAGAATATGGAAATTGCCAAGTTGGCCAAAATTGAAAAACTTAAGAAATGGTCTACAATTTATGATTGATAAAGAATGGCTTGAGAGGGTAGATGTTGCTTATAAAGAATATAAGAGACTAGTAGGTCCAGCATTGCCTATTGAAAATTTTATATCATGGATGTATAGACAGTATGGAATTGTAGAGCCGGTAGATAAGAAATGAAAAAGATTTTAGTAACTGGTGGTGCCGGATTTCTTGGTAGTCACTTATGTGATAGACTTGTTAATCAAGGGCATCATGTATTGTGTGTCGATAACTACTTTACAGGCAGTAAAAAAAATATTGAACACCTACTTGACTATAAAAATTTTGAAGTTATACGTCAAGATATCTGTATTCCGTTATATGTTGAAGTAGATGAGATTTATAATCTTGCCTGTCCTGCAAGTCCGCAACATTATCAGCACGATCCAATTCAAACAATGAAAACATCAGTGATTGGTGCATTCAATATGTTAGGACTTGCCAAACGAACAGGTGCCAAAATTTTGCAGGCCAGCACCAGCGAATGTTACGGCGATCCTACAGTTCATCCACAACCAGAAGAATATTGGGGCAATGTAAATCCAATTGGTATCCGCAGTTGCTACGATGAAGGTAAACGTGCTGCTGAAACTCTGTTTATGGATTATCATCGTAAACACAATGTTGATGTAAAAATTATGCGTATCTTTAATACATATGGGCCCAGAATGGCCATTGGCGACGGACGAGTAATTAGTAATTTTATTGTGCAGGCTTTACGTAACGAGGATATAACCGTTTATGGTGATGGAAGTCAAACTCGTAGTTTTTGTTACTATGAAGATAATTTAGATGGTATGATAGCACTAATGGCCAGTAACGAACACGGGCCTATTAATATAGGTAATCCTGGTGAATTTACTATTAAAGAATTAGCAGAAGCAGTTGTTTCTATGACACATAGTGGCAGTAATATCATCTATTTGCCACTGCCACAAGACGATCCAAAACAAAGAAGACCTGATATTGCCAAGGCCCAAAAATTGTTAAATTGGTCTCCAACTGTGCTGTTAGCTGACGGTCTAATCAATACTATTGACTATTTCCGTAAAATTGTGTAAAATATTGTTTTAGAAGGAATATTAAAATGAGTCAATTTCGCAATTGGTATGTTCGAAATCAAGATGCAATCACTTGGTTTATTATCGGATGGTTGTGTTTATCTTGCATCGATAATCTATGCAATCAACATTACGGATTTGCACTATTAGATGCTATTATTATATATGTTAATTATAAATTTTTTGGAATTCGATTACAATGAAAACTTCCTGGACAGTTACTCTCGAAGAAGCAGATGACGGCAGCGGCGATCTTGTCATGCCGCTGCCACAAGACTTTCTAGATCAGCAAGGTTGGCGGGACGGTGATACGCTTGATTGGAAAGATAACAAAGATGGTTCATGGACTCTATCGAAAGTTGAAAAATGACTATAAAACGTCTGGGATTTGCCTGCAAGTGGATCGATCATGCAGGTCAAGTTGATGGTATTGACACCAAAGATGATGCTAAAAAATACAATACAGGCTCTACAACTGTTGCATGGTTAAATAGACAGAGCAAAGAGGTTGCAGAGCAAAGACTCTGGGACTTGATGGTAGGTAACATCGAGTCGACTCGTTTGCTAGTTGAACGTGTAGGAGCACTTGATGAAAATCTTAGAATGGTACGACTCAGCAGCGATATCTTGCCTGTATACACTCAGTGTGATTGGTCTTGGTTTTGGCGGACTAGCGACGTTAGAACATATCTCGAAAGAGAATTTAGAACCGTGGGAGATGCGGCTCGCAAGAATAATGTTAGGTTATCTATGCATCCTGGCCAGTTTGTTGTCTTGGCAAGTGTTAACCCAGGTATTGTAGAAAGATCAATAGAGGAATTTGAATATCATGCGGATATGGCACGTTGGATGGGTTACGGCAAGTCCTTTCAGGACTTCAAGATCAATGTCCACATCTCCGGTAAAGAAGGTCCAGCCGGCATCCGCAGTGCCTACACAAAATTATCAACAGAAGCAAGAAACTGTATTACTATCGAAAACGAAGAAAACGCCTGGGGATTAGATGATTGTCTTACTATTAGTGACTTGGTGCCTATCGTTTTGGATGTGCATCACCATTGGATTAAAACAGGAGATTACATCTCGCCCTTGGACCCCCGCGTTGATCGCGTGGTTCAGTCTTGGCGTGGTGTCCGGCCTACTATGCACTATAGTGTCAGCCGCGAAGATTATCTCGTGGGGCATGACACTGGTGTAATGCCAGATCATGCACGATTACTAGAAGACGGTTACAAAAAACAGAAACTCCGTGCTCATAGTGATTTTATGTGGAACTACCAAGTAAATGAATGGGCATTGAGTTTCCTCAACACCCATGATATTATGGTAGAATCAAAAGGTAAAAATCTTGCAAGTTTTGCACTTGCAGATCAGGCTAAAAAATTAGGTCTTCTTTGATTTAGCTTTTGACACGACTTTAATGGCAGCTACCTTTTTAGGTGCTGCTTTTTTTACGGCTGCTTTTTTAACTGGCGTTGCTTCTACTTTAGGCGCACGTGGTTTGCGTGGCTTCTTAGCAGCTACTTCTGCAACTACAGGTGCAGCTACATCGGCAACCAACGGCACGTTATCAGCAGGATTACTGTTAGTAACAACCAACGGGATAGGTGTTGTAGCAGCTGGTTCTGGCACTTTGTATGCTACTGTATCATTCAATGGTTCTGATGCTTGTGCAGGCTTTACAGACTTATTTCTGATCAGCAAATAAGCAACTGCACCAATGAATAGAATTGAGAAAATATATTCCATTTTTATAACTCCTTTAAAAATGTTATGATGTATTTAATCTCAATAAATACCTACATAAAAAAAATATATCTATTGATTTTTGAACAGTAAATTTGTATACTATAATTATGCTTAAAATAAAAAATCTAACAGCAGTTATTGAAACTCTTGAATTAATTGACGATGTCAGTCTAGAAGTTAATGAAGGGGAATTACATGCTATCATAGGACCCGAAAAATCTGGTAAATCTAGTTTGATTCACGCAATTCTCGGCAATCCGTCAATGTCGATTAAAAATGGTTCTATAAAATATAAAAAGAAATCAATCATAGAAAAATCTATTGAGGAACGAAGTAATGCTGGTATTTTTATCAGTTTCCAATATCCTCCCAATATCGACGGTGTTACTAATTTTGAGTTAATTAAATCTATTTTAAAGTCAAAAAAAGATACTAGAACGCCTAATGAATTAGAAAATAGATATAAAGAACTATGTAAAAAATTAGGACTAAGCTCAAATCATGGATACAAAATTGTTAATCATGCAATTATGTCAGACACTGAATGTAAGAAAAATGAAATACTTCAAATGTTTATTTTAAATCCAGATTTTATTATTTTAGATGAAATTGACACAGGAATTGAACAAGACGAATTAGAACTGTTTACCTTATGTATTAACGAATTTCTTTCGGATAAAACAAAAGCAGCTATCATTATTACACATAGTCGAGCACTATTAGACGCACTAAATCCTACACATGTTCATGTGATGGTTGACGGCGAGATCCGAGAAAACGGATCAGCAGAATTATATAAAAGGATTTTAGAAGATGGCTATTCACAGTTTTCTTAAAGCAGAACGAGGTGACCCGGACTGGCAATATACTCCAGAAGATTATTTTGGTAAAGAATTTAAAATTATTGATGCCAGTCAAGTTGAACTCGAAGAAGGTGCGTCAAACAAAGTAGTTCTTAGACAAAATCCAACTGAAAAAGAATTATTAGCAAAACACCTAAGGGTTCAAATTCAAAATGATGCCGACTTAGAAATGATCATTATCAACGAAGTTGACACTGATTTGCAACAGGTCTTTTTATACGATATTCATCTAAAACCGGGAGCCAGTATCAGTTTAGGATTATTTGCCAAAGATGGAAAACTTAACAAGCATATTATTCAAGTTGTGCAAGAAGAAGGTTCTACATTCTCTGCATATGGATTAATATCAAATGAAACCGGAGGTGATACTGAAGTTATTACCAAAGTTGTTCATCAAGGTGCAGACAGCTCAAGCAGCCAATTATTTTTAGGTCTTGCTGGAGAAAATAGTCAAACAGTATTCCAAGGTATTGCAGTTGCAGAACCTAATGCTGTGGGATGCGAAATAATTATTGAAAATTGTAATTTAGTAACCGGAGAATTAGGACGTTGCTATTCTAAACCAGACACCTATATCAATGCAGATTTTGTCACAGCAGGATATGCATCAGAAACTGAAACTATCAGCTTGGAAAAAATCAGCTATCTTCAAAGTAGAGGAATATCAGGTGTTCTAGCAAGAGAAATGATACTATCCGGTTTTAGAAATCAAGCAATCAGCTTGGTTTCGGAAGAAAATATTCGAACAGAAATAAAAGAAATATATGTAGATTAATCTGCTGTATCTGTCTAAATACTAAGAAATACTTTTAGGTAAATACCTTAGTAAGATTTTTAAGCCAATTTTTGGTTAAATATGGCAATAGAGGACAGATAATGGCAAAGAAAACGATATTCATCGGTAATCAAAGTAACGACGGTACAGGCGATAGTATTCGCGACGCTTTTGATAAAGTAAATCAAAACTTTTCAGAATTATACAGCATTAATAATGCGGGCACAGGCCTGTTTTTTACCAAATTAGACGATACTCCTAAGGTATTAACACCAGGTGCAATCCTTGTAAACAGTGCAGCTAACACAGTAACTCAAAAAATATTAGTTGCAAGCACCGGTATTTCGATTGTTACTACGGCATCCGGTATTGTTATTAGCAATACTAATTCTTCTTTGTTTACTGATTCGTCACCAAAGTTAAGCGCAAACTTAAATGGTAACAGCTTTTTAGCTAATAATTTTGCTGATCCTGTATCAAATCAAGATCTAGCCACAAAGAAATATGTTGACGATAACGGGTTTGCTAGTTCGGTTAATTTATATGTAAGTACACAGTCCGGTAATGATTCAAGAACAGGAATTAAGGCTGGTAGAGCTTTGGCATATGCGTTTAAGACTATTAATAAGGCTGCGCAGGTGGCCGAGGCCCTTATTAATAGTTCAAGTGTAGAACTTGGTCCAGATCAAAAATATATTACCTACGGCGGAAGTTATAATAACAGATCCACTATTCAGACTATAACAAACAGCACCGATATTCCGGGAAACAAGATAATCAGTGTAAATTATACTGGTCCTGGGACTGATCCCTGGATTTCAAATGATATGCGTCCCGGGCAACATATTAAAGGTATGATCAGCGGCGCGGTTGGATTTATCAGTGCACTGACACAAAGCAATGGTCTTGAAAGATACGATGTAACAGTAAGATACAATCCGTTAGTTGCAGGATTCCAATTAGGAGAACCATTGATGTACGGTTCTACTATTGCTACTACTAATATTACTATTTGTGTAGAAAGTGGTATTTACGAAGAACAATATCCGATCCGTATACCTGCAAACGTGTCGATTCGCGGAGATGAATTTAGACGAGTAATTATTAGACCAGCTAATGGAGTTAGCACTAGTCCTTGGGTAAAGACATGGTTTAGACGAGATCAAGTATTCGACGGATTAACAGTAGTTAATCAAAAATTTGGATATCATTACCTAACAGATCCAAACGATCCCAATTCTACTCCAAAAGAAAACAATAGTATAGATGTATTCTTACTGAACGATCAAACAATTCTTCGAGCAGTAAGTGCTCAAGGACATGGCGGATTTATGTGTGTCCTTGATCCAGAAGGTCAGATTTTAACTAAATCGCCGTATATTCAAAACTGCTCTTCTATATCTAGATCAGTTAATACACAAACATTTGCAGGCGGAATGTTTATTGACGGGTGTGTGGGCAACTTAGAAGCAACTTCAACAAGTGCAGAAACTTATTATACAGGAACTGCAACAATACATGTGTCCGGTTTAACAAAACGTATTCCCCAAACACCTTGTGCATTTATGGACAAAGGTATAAGATATGAAATTGATTATGTAACTAACTGGAATCCAAGCACAGGTGACGCTGATTTACACTTTAATCCTAGAAATCCGGGCGGT